CTATGACATCAATTACAACTCCCTCACCATTAGTAGCACCAGTACCAACAACATCATTAAAGTATTGTGTAGTTGGTCCAGGTGGTACAAGAACAGTTGCAACACCCGTTACTGCGATTGGTTGTCCAATTCCATTATTCTTAACGCCACTACCAGAAAGATCCTTAACCTCCATAAGAATATCTTTTTCACCAGATGCATAAGATGTAGTTGCAATACCAATTTTTGTCCCATCTAAAGAATTATAAATCAACTCCTGACCGGATTGGAAGTTATGATTTTGGAAAGTAAAGATATCATTGATAGGATTAACAATTGCAGAATCTGCAGAATTAAATACCTTTTTAAATAAAGGTTGTCCATCAGATTTCAACTTAAATGATGATAGTCCTACAATAATTCCACCTTTACTCAGGGAAGGTTCTCTAATAACAGATGGTGTTTGGTCAGTGCCAATTCCAATAATGTTAGTAACAATACCAACATAGTTGCGTAAAGAATATCTAACGTTAGCACAATCCCCTGTACCGAATCCAACATAAGGAATTGAAGAAAGACTACTATTCCCAATTGCAACGGTCAGAATACCCACTAGGGACTCGATTTCTGTTTGAATTTCTGCAGTGTAAGCACTTGCACCAACTCCCGGTTGGCTGAGAGGTACAATATTCTCATCGGTGTAATATAATTCATTTCTAACTGCCTTCTTCATGTAATCCATTGCAGATCTGAAGATGTAGATGGATTCCGATTCTTCATAAACAAGACCATCAGTTTTTTGATTACCTTGTGCATCAAAGTAGAACTTAGTATTCCTTACCGTATGTTGATTGCTGTCATATGCAATATCTTGAGCAACACCGTCAACAATATACTTAAGATCCCTGAAACACTTAGCAACACCTGTGGAATAAGTTCCAACATTCTCTGCAGGTAAAGATCCAAGAGATGCAATGCTAATAGGACCAGTCACAAGAGCGGAGAGTGTTATAATTGTGTTTTGAACATCTTGACATGCATCAGCTGCAGTATTTGAAACTGTTGTTCCAACACCGTATATTGGAGGACCTTCTGAAGCGGCATAGGTTACTCCCATACCATTTCTAACTGACTTTCTGATTTTATCCTTTGCCTGATCGAACAAATAATTTGTTTCTGCGGATGAGAGAACAAGTTTATCATCTGCTAAGGTTTCCCCATTAAAATAAGATAATGTTGTTAGTCTAGAATATCTGTTGCCACCAGTGAATAAATCAGTTGCAATAGCATCAACAAATTTATTAAGACCCTCTTTTGCTTGAGTTTCTACAGTACTGATTCCAGTATATTGTGCAACACCAGCAGCGTATGATTCATTAACAATTTGAGTTTGATTTTCTTTTGTTAATTTGTAACCAATTGCATATCTGTTTTGTTCCTCATTTGCAGTGCTACCCGGAATAATAAATGTTGGATATGGAACAGCAACAGATGCAAGAGCCTTGTCGAGAATCTCTCTTTTATTTTCTACGATAAGATCTCTAGCATCATGATTAAGAACAAAAAACTCATTCGCAGGATCTTGCAAAACTGCTAGATTAAATTGTTGAGTTGTTCCTGATTGATAGAAAGTAGGTGGAGTTTGATTATTTACAACATATTGACCAAGGAAACGAAGATAATTATATCCGTAAATTGTTTCGGCTGTATTGACTCCTACAGAATTTCCAGCACTCCAATAAGAAGATGCAACGCTAACAGTATGACTATTTGCATTGTACTTAAGGTCGGAAGAAACTGCATCAACTACTCTACTAGTTTTTGATTTAAATTCTTCCTCATCATAAAGTGGATCACTAGTAAGTGAAGTGTAGTTATAAACAGTGGTTGCATGAACTTCATCAATTAGGAACTGTCTGTTAAGATCTAAAAGGTCAGAAGCATCTGCATATGTTCCATCAAGTTGTTGTCTAGAAGTACCGTCAAACTGATCATCAATATTATCAATCTTAAGTACTTTATTAGTTTTACTCAGAATGAAACTCTTAATTGGAATTCCACCATCCATGTAGATTTTTTGAGTAGATCCATCTGGAAGTAGGTCTTCCTCATAAACCATGTTAAATCCAGTTCTATCATTAAAGGAAACTGTTTGATCAATGTTGACAAGTAAAGAAGAGGTGCTATCTACAACTATTGGTTTTAAGTTTGCGGATTTTGCAATACCAACAGCAACTTCTTCATTGGTTGGTTTAGTAATAAACTCAAGGTCCGAAAATTCTTTAAATCCTGATGGGTGTACAAGAGACCTTACTGGTTCTTTCCATTGATCATAACTTAATTGACTTCTAACAGAGTATGAGAACTTTTGATAATAGAAGTTATCCGAAATTCTTTGTTGGAAATCATTAAGAATACCAACAGATCTGTCTAGTTGTCCAACTTTATCTCTAGAAATACCAAGGGTAGAACTTAAATTAAATATGTTAAAATATTCTACAGTTCCAATAACTTTTGAACTTTCTCCAGTTAATTTGTCATTAACGCGAAGTTGACCAAAAGATTTACCAACTCTCAGTTGATTCAAATCATTATCCCAACCACCTTCCATAGCAACGCCATTGAAAGTAGGTCCAGTAACTTTTTCCTTGGATAAGTAAGATACATCATCCTTGAGAATCATTGTAAATTGAGGAACTTGTTTTTTATTAACAAGATAACCTAAAGTAATTGAATCATCGTAAGTACCAAAATTGCCCGTAGCAATACCAGTCATATCATAGGTGACTGTATTGTTTGTAGTGCTAATTCCAGTTACCTTGAAGAACTTATAACCGTAACCATCTGAATTAAAGTTTGCAAGATGATCCGTATCAGGTTTTAATCTACATGCTTCAACGTAAACCTCATCATCCACATCAAATGGGAAATCTGTGGTTATACCAGAAGTTAAAATGTCTGCATTAGACAATTCTGCCGTGACTGCATTACCATTGACGGTAAAGAAATCAATATCAAATCCCTGAGAATGATGAATGGTAACAATATCAAGTGGATCGCTAAAATCAATTGCATTTTGTGCAACTTCCACCCGACTAATAGAACCACCTTCCAATACAGGTATTAACTTAATGCCTGTATTATCTGGAACAATAAGAGTTGGAGTTTGATTATATCCTCTACCACCAGTAGTTATTCCAATATAATCAATAGTTCTAATATCTTTAATACCAACAACTGATGGAGTGCTGAGAAGTGGAGAAAGAGTTGGGTCAGTTGGATAGTCAAATCCATCTTTAATTCTTTCGTATTTTTCAACTTTACCAATATCATTAGAAATTAATTTGATATTAGCATTTGATCCGTTTGCAGTTTTAATACTTTCGATGAGAGGTAATCTATCATACCCAACACCTGCAAAATTAATTCTTAATTTTTCAATAGGACCTTCAGCAGTTTTGGATTCTGTGGTATAACTTACTGTGGTGTTTCCGTTATTGTAAGAAACCTTCTCAGATAAACTAGGTCTTCTTAATAGATTGAAAAGAAATGTTGATGCATTACTTACCTGTACATTGTAATCTGCGTTAAGTGAATGTGGTACAATGTCAATTTTATTTGCACCAACAACATCCAAGTCCCTAGAAATTTCATTCTTTCTAATATCAGCAGGACCTTTTGGAACTAAAGTATAATATATTGCAGATGCAATCTGTGGTGAACTTGTATCAATTTCCACTTTAGCATCAGCGAAACCTGGAGTTCCTGTTCTAGTAATTGCAAATCCACCCTCAGCAGTACCGATCAATTCCAATCTTCTAGTAAAATCTGGATCTTCATAGAATTCCAAATCCATTTCCGAAAGACTTGTATCAGAAACATCAAAACTGATTATATCGTTTTTGATAAATCGTAATGGAGGATTAATTTTATGAAGTTCTTGTGTTGCAGAACCGGAACTTAAAATGTCGATAGTCCTTCCTTTATCAATATCACTGAAATACTCAGTGAGTTTTATTTTATCTTTGTCTGTTTTTAATACAAAATAAGATGCATTAATATTAAGTCCATTAGCTGGCGTACCTGCAGAATAAACTACTTTATTGCCTTGTTCGATTTCTTGTCCAGTTAAATCAATAGTATCATCATCGGTAGAAACATCAGTATTACCAAAAGATATTGGCCCAGTTACCATTTTTCTAATAACTGGATTATAGAATACGGAAATTGAATCTGTTTCTCTATTGTTTATAGCGAAAGAAATTCTATCAGAACTTGTTAATCCATGAGTTACTGCAGTTGCAACTGTTGCACTATATCGTTCAATAGTTCCTGTAACTTCTGTGTTTACAGTCGCCAGTGAGTGTGCGGCTCCAATTGTTGGGAATAATGCATTGAAGTTTACAAATTCTGCAGCATTTAATTGTGTTCCAATTCCAGTGGTTGAAGTAAATCCAATAGTGGAAATACCAACATGATCATTACCAAAATTAACTGCATATACAGTTTGACCATCTGTAAGTGGTATGGAAACACCAGAACCAACATTGTTAATATACAGAGCAGTTCCCGCTAGTCCTACATGATATTTTAACTCCTGTCCTGTATAAAATTTATGTCCTGGTATACGAATACAACTCTTGGGAATAGTTCTATATTCAACAATAGTTCCACCTACACCAAGAACTTCCCTAACAGATCCGGTAGTTCCAGTTCCTACAGTAAGTCTGGGATCAAAGTAAGTTACTTCATTAGTATAAACATACTCGTCAGGAATTTCATTCGGAGTTAATTTAATATCAAAGACAGTTGGTTTTAGAGTAATGAGATGATTGTCATTACGCGCCGTGTGAATTCCAGGATATTCAAGTCTATTAATATCAAAAGAAGAGTTATTTGAATCAATTCTAATAATTCTGCAAACTTCTGTGCCGATTCCAATCATGTCTTCGACACGGAATCCAGTTATATCATTAACATAAATGGTAGTTGTAACACCAGTTGCGCTGACCATATCAGACATCAACATAGTAGTCTTATTTCTAACACTAACTCTTCTATTACCCTCTACAGACTTTGAAGAAGTTGTAGAAATGCCAGAAATATTAATAATTTCATTATTTAAAATTTGATGAGGATCGGACAGTTTACACTCTACAGTATCTGATTTTTTAAGATCAAATACTACACCAGAAGTTACGGTTTCGCTTATTGAAAAAGCACTTACAGTTTTACCTTTAAGTTTAGAGACTGCAATATTAGCACCGCTACCACTTTCACCTCTATTTTTAATTACTAAACTATCACCAACCTTATATCCATCTCCCGGAGAGAATACTGAAGTATCTTCAATACCGGAAGTTTTGATTTCAGATATTCTAAATTCTTGTTTATATTTTTCATCAACCTTATCAATTTGTCTATATCTAGAGTTATTAGATGTAATATAATACTGAGATACATTTCTAGTTAGACCGTGAGCTGCAATATCAATGTCTTGGTTAACTGATGGTAGGAAGTTTGCTTCAATAGGTTGAGAGTGGAAATACGGTCCTATGAAGTATGGATATGTTGGTTGAGATTTTCCAGAAGTATCGGTGGTTTGTGACGCAAAATAAGCATAAATTCCATCTGGATATTCAGGTGTTTTACAGTATCTTCCATTATTATCGTCAAGATCGCCAGTACCCGTATAAACATAATCATTAGTAAAGAATCCTGCAATAAACTCGGGTGAGCTTGGTCTGATACCTGGAGTATTATCTAAACTAATTTCATATCCCGTTTGAAGTTGTTTGATTCCACCACCTAATATGTTTTGATAACCATAAGAACCATAGATTGGATTTCCGTCATATGCAAATCCAATAATAGGTGAGTGTTTTTTGCTATTAGGAGTCTCTACATTATTTTGTGTAAAGTTATCTCCGAGTTGAATCCTTAATTTTTTGGGAACAAAGAAATTGACAAATTGCAATCCTAGATTTTCATTTCTACTTGGAAGTAAAACTCCATCGTCTTCATCGGAAATTTGCGACTTAAGTTTTTCAACTTGATTTACTTTCCAGTTAGTTACACTAGCAAGGAATTTAGCATTTTTACCCCTTGCTTCGACAGCGAGTGTAGTGTTAGCGCCATTATATCCAACACCACCATTAACAACTTTAACTGCGGTAACTTTTCCATCTTCTATCGTAGGAACAAGATCTGCAAAACTGCCTTCTCCAGTAACAATAATATCAGAGTCTAATCTATAACCATTTCCTTTATTAATAATTTTAACGTCTACAATTGTACCGTCAACAATAATTGGTGCAAGTAAAGACTTACTCTGAACCGCCTTAGTTCTTACTGTTGGTCTTCTGTGATAGTTAAATTGACTGGTACATCCATAGGCAACACCACCCTCTTCGATATAAACATCATCAATAGAACCGAGAATTTTAGCTTCCAATTCTGGTTCAACAATATCAATATCACCTTGTTCTGATGTGGTTTTAATACTAAGGGTAATTTTTGGATATGCAAAAGTATGTGTACCTACACCAATATTATCAAATTTTACAAATTTCTTATGATCATAATTTTCAGCGGGAATAATAGTTCCAGCAATAGCGACTCTAAATTTATCGTTATTGATTACATTGATATAATAATCTGAAGTGGTATTCAGTCCAGATATCACAGTGTCAGTTGTAGAATAATGAACTACTTCACCTTCGTTGAAACCATGAGATTTAGCATATATGTAAGAATCATAAGTATTAATTCCAGTTTTACTTCCTATGCTATTTGATGAAGGAACTGTTATAGATCGGTTAGAATAACCTTCTCCCCTTTCCTTTACGTAAATTGCACTTATAGTATTCTTTACTGTAAGACTTTCAATAGCATGAAAACCAGAACTGACTGCTGTAATGTCTACAGTATTAATACCTGCAACGGCATCTTGAGGAGTACTATGAAGTTTTACAATTTGTACAGTAGGCGTAGAAACATAGTAATGTGCATCTCCAACTAAACCTCCAATATTGTCATTTTTATTACTATTGTAGATTACCTCTTCACCAACTTGAAGATTGTGATTTTCTCCAATATTAATTGTATTTGCAGCAATGTCAATTCCCGGTTGAGTTGGTTTGAATTGAAGAACAGTTCTTGTTTTAACTAAATTTGATTCTAAAACACATCCCGTTCCATTTCCACCAGAAATTGAAATATCAGGTTTTGTTGCATATCCAACACCTGCTTTTAATACTTTAATTTCCCGGACCGAACCGCTTACATTAACTCTAGACTTGCATCCAGATCCTTGAGAATCTAATACTTCTAGTTCCGGTGGATTGATAACATCATACAGTTCACCAGAGTTTGTAACTCTAATATCCGAAATTCTTCCATAATAAACATTTTCATCAAATAGTGTTGGAGATAAAATTTCTACTCCGTTATTAAGCATTCCGACATAACAATTATCGGTAGATCTACGGTTCTTATCGTCAAAAAATGTTTTTTCTTCAGATAAAGTAAATTTTTTAAATAATTTCTGATTTTTTAATTCTTTATTTTCATAAGAAGCTATGAATAAAGTTCCAACAACTCCACCATTTGGAGTAAACGAGACATGTTTATTTCCAAATGAATCTGCCTTACTAAAGGATAACGATAGATTGTTATTATCAATAGAACTTACAAAATAAAATCCAGTGTCAACACCAATAGAAACTGCATCTGTAGGAATGAAATATACATTCTCACCGTCATAAAATCCATGAGAAGTTGATTCTAAAACTTCAGTTGTGTTTATACCCGAAACTGAAAGTTGTCTACTAGTATCTCCAGCAAATATTTGATAATTTGGAAGTCCCGCAGAAGCTACGTAGAAGTTCTTTTCATCTGCAGTAATGTATGTGTTCTGAACTCCTGTAGGAATTTTTGAGATATAACTAAAATTACTGTTATAGTGACTACCTTTACTAATTGTTTTTGAGAGAAGATGCGTTGCGTTAATATCGTGATTGAGAGATGTTATCTGTACAACTACTTCTTGGGAATATTTTTTTACCTCGGAATCTGTTGGATATACAATATCTACAATAGTTCCATTAGAAGAGTTTCCCTGTTCGTCAGAAAGACGTACTGGTTCTCCAATATAAAAAATAACAGCATCAAATATATTAATACGATATTTGTTTACATCTACCTGAGAAACTTTTTCTACCGTATGATCTGTAGGAATATTGTATAACCAACTATTAAATTCTCTAAAGTCTCGTAAATCTTTACCAAAACCAGATAAAGAAATTACATCATTAACTTTAAGATTTGATGTCTGACTAAAGTCAATGCCATCTACAACATTAGTAAGTAAAAAATCTACTTTAGAAGTTTGACCAAAACCAATATAACTGTAAGCAAATTTATCTTCAACGATAGAAGAATTTACTTCCAATTCAGCACTTATACCAGAACAACCTAAAAATTGATTAACAGTTTTACCAGTATAAGAAACATTAATATAACTGGTCGAACCTTTTGGTTTTATATGAACGTTGCCAGAATTTGAAAAACCAACCGTAGAGTCAACTATAATCGTGTCAGAACCCTCTGGCACGTCCTCTAACAGTCTTGTTTTACCTGACGCCTCGAACAGATTGGAGAAGTCGGCAGAGTCCAGTGAAACCTCATAGAAGTCTCTACCATCAACAGGTCTATATTCAATATTGTAGATAGAGGATGATACAGTTCCGATTCCAGAAATATCTTGGAATAGTGAATTTCCTTTAATTAGGAGAGGATCTCCACCATCTACTTTTTCTAATAATACATTTTTAGTGATAAAATAATTATTATCAGAGGGAACCAACATGAAATCTTGTGGTTTAATGATTTCAATGTCTTCTCCAAATAATATTTTGAAAAGAATTTTATATGAAGTATCAGTTCCTTTAGCTCTATAAAAATCTTTTGCTCTAGTTAAAATATTTTGAACATCAATACCATCAGTAAATTTTCTGTTTTCAAATCCAGGTAAAAATTCTGCTTTGAATTTAGTAAAAAATTCTTGTAAGAAAAGATTACTTAAGTTATAAACAAGAGTTCCTGCAGTATGTTCTGTAGTATCAGTTGATCTAAAACTTAAAAACTCCGTATTGTCAGACGATTTTATAGAATCAGTTCCACTAAAACCTCTGGTGCAATCTTCAAAAGTTGTTGCTGTTTTAGTTTTATAGTGAATAATTTCATCATCAATTTTAAATAGACCATTTTTATCTGGCCAACCAAGAGTACTGACTACTGGTATACTACCATCAATGATACTAATATTGCCCGTCAAACCAGTATAAGGAATTAGGTTATCAACCCGAAGTTCCTCAATATTTTTATATTGCTTTAAATTTACTGCAAGATCAGCTGCACCACCCCTATAGTCTAAAGACTTATAGTATTGCTTGAGAAAACTAGTAAACGTAGGAGCATCCTGAAGTAAAAAATCAGGAATCTGAGATTCGATAATCTCGTTGATGCTAACTCTCTTTTCTGTCATTTTATCTTGTGAACTGTCCGTTTAGGTAGCTAGATGTAGGAACAAACAATGTTGCAGCAGTATTCTCGCCCGAGGTAATAATATCCTCTAGTGTATTTACCACAGAATTGCCAACGTCAATTTGAAGATATAAGTCTTTCAATCCAATAATATCGTTAGATTCTGGTACTGCTTCCACTTCAATGATATTATTATTTAATGTAGTAGATGTTATATTTACCACATCCAAAATAATCTCTCCTCTGACATAATCAATTGTCCCAGCATTTACTTTGACTATTGATGGAACATTATTTACAAGTTTAAAGAAGAAAATTCTTCCAGTGCTTTTATTAGTGGAAATATCACCCATGTAAAGAATATCGTTAACACCGGAAATTTTAAATCCAGAAGATTTAATAGAATATCCGTCTTTCTTAATATAAACTTTATTTCCAAAACAAATTTCATATGTTGCAAAGGTATTGAATGCAGGTGTTACATCTCTACGCATTTTTACTTTCGTAATATTGGATGTAATTGCCTGATCAGTATCATCAATAAGTGCATTAATCTTAGAATATTTAATTCTTCCACCAAAATTATTAGTGTCACTAGAAGAAGCGTAGGTATTCAATGTATTAAGAACTTTTGTTCTAATTTCAGAAATATCCGAAGTTTGGTTTTTGTTGTAATAAATTGTAGTATCTAATTCAACAAAAAGATATTTCAAGTCAATTAATTCAGGTTTAATACCTGCAATTGAATATTTTTTTAGTGATCTAGAAATTTCTTCCTTGGTAATTTGAGAAAGAGTGTTAGATCCTCTAGGTTTAATAGAAATAAACACTTTTCCGTATTCTGGGGGATCTAACTCCTCACCACCGTAGGCGGTCACAGAATCAATATTAGTGTATATGTATGGAATGAGTCCTTTATAGTCACTGGCGGTCACGGCACGGAACTGTGAGGAGTATACACGAGGTGCCAGGTATTTGATGGAGTCTAAACTTTCAATATCATCGCCATTTTCCGATGCATTTATAGTTCTAAGTGGAGAAAGTCCTGTTGTAATAGGATTTGCGTTATTATCCTTTAAAATTCCAGAAAAAGTGAAATTTCTAGCTCCATTTCCTTCTCTACCATTACTTACAATATAAGTTACCTCAACAATTGACCCGGAAGCAGGTTTTTTACCTAAAATTCCGTCTCCAAAGCGAACTTCATACCTCTGATCAGTAATTTCTTCTAATAAAAAGAGTCTTGAATTGCCGTCAACATTCAAAACGTCGGTATAAAGAGAATATTGTTCGGTTATACTGGTTTTTATTTTAACTCTAACCGTTGTGGTATCAATATTTGCGTTTGGAAGAATAAATCTCTGATTTGGAGTTGAAGAATCTACCGTAAAAGTATTTTTTACGAAAATTCCTTCATAAACTTCAAGATTATCAAAGGTGGCTTGTCCCTGACTATCCACTAAGGTTGTAAAATCTTCAGGAATTGAATAAAGGTAGCTACTATCTGTTAAAGCACCCTGTGCAACCTGTCCCGCTTGAAGAGTAACTGTCCTAACATCCGTACTATCGGTTAAAAATATGTTAAAAGCAACCCTAGCACGCGCTGAACGAACTGATCTGGGGGTATATCCAATGTTTCTTGCAAGAGCAACAACATTTTCTCTCAATGTTGCACTATCAAGGAACACCTCATTCACTGTCATGTTCGTATTGAACGCAGTGATGTATGAGTTATACGCTAGTAGATCAATCAAGACCGAAAAATTCGATCCCTCAAAGTCAAAATCACTAAAATCACTACTGGATCTAAGATAATCTTTAATTTGGGTCCTTAGATCGTTGAAATCTAAGTTAGTGAACTGATTGAAAGACATTAGATTCTAGTGGGTTCTAAGATAAATTCTATTTCTTGTGCAGGCACAGGTAATCCAACAATATCATATTGAATTTTTACAAGCAATTCATTAGCATCCTCTTCAAATTCAATACCAACAACGCATTTAGCAATTCTTGGTTCAAAATTTTGAAGTAAAATCTTGATACTAGATTGAAGACTTAGTGCAAGAGCAGGTGATCCCAACTCAAATAAAGAATCTTCAAGGGTAGTACCCAACAAATTGTTGAAAAACCTCTCACCAATTCTAGTTTTTACTAGATTCATTACAGATTTCTTAATAGCATCCTCATTTTTAATGGGCAATATGTCCCCAGTAACAGGATTTTTCGTAAATGAAAGGCTAATGTCCTTAAATGAACGAGAAGATTTCCTGTATTTAAAAGATGTAGTTTCTACATCTCTAATTCCTAAGGCCATTCGCTGCTATCAATAGGTCTTAATATATGTATAAGACTATTCAGGATCTTTGTAACTTAAAGACTCTTCAATCAGTGATTCTTTTGCATCATAAGGACATGGATTTTTGACTTTTTGTATTAATTTTTTATCATTACCCAAAACTTCTTCCAAATATTCCTCATTCCAATAATTATAATAACCAGTTTTTGCTAATTTTTTACGCATTTGTCCAATCTTTCTTTTTGATTGACACAAAATAATGTTAAGTTTTGGATTATTTGTTTTTATTCCATTGATATAAGTATTTTCACAAGACAAATCGTCCATAAACCAATAGAGTGGGTACTCCTCATTATATTTTTTAACCCACTTACGTACCTTTGCAGGTTTCCAAAAATCTTCTACAATAAAAACGATGACATCATACCCTGGTTCGGGCACAATATCATCAATTGGAATATCTTTAATTAAAGTATCTGATCCCGATGCATAAGGACAAATGGCAAAACCACCTAATTCTTTGTGTTGAACAGAAAGTTGTTCAATCCAATCATAGACATAAGATTCACGTTCTGTCATTAGATCAGCCTGCTGCTAATGGTGATGCAGTATTCTTTTTGGTTTGAGAACGTGCTTTGGCATTTTGTGCAACATCATACTTTGCATCCAAAGTTCCTTCTGGAGTTGCAGGTGGATTATCTCCTGGATTTGGTCCTTTTGTTCCCATGATACACCTATAATACGTTACAAGTATTTATCGATAATTTTACTAATCTCAATAGCGAGTCTCAGATTTCCCCTCTCACTCATATGATTGAATCCACTACAACGAAATCCGTATGGATTGTCTAAAGGATTTGCGGGATATTCTGCATATTGGTCTAAAGGATTTACAAAGTCGGGTGGATCGTTCGGATTGGTGAGATGGTAAGTTGATACAAAAGTTTCGTTATTATCACCATCGGAATAATCAAAGAACTGATGATGTTCATCCCAGTACATATGTAAGACATTATGATCCTTCAAGTCATTGATCATTCTTTTACAGTTCTTATTAGAATGTTCTTCATCACAATATTGTGAAGGTCTTGTAGGATCAGTATGAAAGATGATCACATAATCATAATCATCTCGATCTAAAGTGTTATGAACATAATGAGAAATGTCACCCTCACCAGAACATGATACTGCATAAGAATGGCATTCAACTTCTAGGATATTTGCTAAGAAATAAATCCAAGATCCACCTACACAATCTGGATGTCTATTTGATTGTGCGTTTTCACCAAGTGCTGCAAAACTATCACCATAGATTGCAATCTTTGTTCTTGGTTTTTCGACCAGTACTTTTTCTGCAATATATTTGTCTTTAATTCTATCCGTAAATGCTTCGAGAGTTTCACATCCTGTCTCGTCAATTGATTGACCTGGATACATGAAACCTGGCATAGTATGTCCAGGTGCTCGAGCAATATTCTTAACCAGCATTAACGACCTTGACCGCGATATGCTTTCTGTTTACCATTACGAGAAGATGCAGATAGTTTAGTATTAGAAGAATTACCCTGACGAGTTTTCTTTGGATTACCAGGCACCCAACCATCTTTGTTAAGTCCACCTTTTGCTTTCACTGCCATAATTAAAATACCTTAGAATACGTTTTGCGATTTTTTTAGGGTTTTGGACGCGCCGGAACGCGCCGATTTTTATATCAAAGAATACGAGTCTTCTCATGTCCTACACGGATCTTCGGATCACACCAGATCTCATAACCCGCTTCTTTCGCATCGAGACAGAAAGATACGTCCTCACCGCACATATCTTGAACTTCTCCAGAGTCAAACACTTGCATCTTCGGAGCAAACCAAGGATACTCCAAGTTCTCAAAGACGCCGTTCTTAATCAGAACCCATCCAAAACCAGTATAGTCAACAGTAAACGGTTTGCGACGTTTGCTCAGGGTCTCACCAGTTTCGTGATTCATCACACCACCATTGTTCTTAAAGTCGTCTTCTTCAAGCCAGTGAGCAACGGAAGAAGTACTTCCATCTTCAGTTAGATACCAACCTGCTGCAATATCTCTATCCATTGCTAACAAACGATAGAATGACTCAGTTTGAAAAACAATATCAGAGTCAATCCAAAGTTGATAATCGTACTTCAGTTTACCATCCCAAGGAATCTGTTTTGGACCACGGAGAACATTCGCACCTAGTACTTTACAACGTGCAAAGTTAACCATGGACGAATAGTCCTGAGAAATCTGAATACTACCACCGTTCTGAACAATATCAAAACAAAGTGATACAAAATTCTTTAGATAGATGTATGAGACTCCACGACCTGGAAGACAGAATACAATATTCTTTCCTTTAACTAATTGTTTCGCTTCCTGTAGATTAAACTCTTCTTCTTTCTTATTTGTAACAGGAGCCTTCGCTTTGATTGTAAATCCTTTAGACATTAATTTAGAATTGCAACGTTGTCATTCTACCACTACAAATCAATTCATGCAATGGTTTCTGGGGTATTTATCAGTTCATGAGTAACCTTTGAAAACCTTAGATCGTATTCAAGATTACACGCTGCTCTGACCATCTCTACTTTATGTTGTAGATCACACTTAGTTACTTCATCAGCAACTGTGTGACCGTCAACTAAAATTCTATACAAATTCATCTTCGATAACTGCAAGTAAGTCTTCAATCTCTTCTCTGAGTGAATCGTTAGTGATTAACTCTAAGTCGTTCTGTAAACGATACTCTATACAATCTACGAGGACTTCCCTGTCATAGAAGTCGAGTTCTAGTTTCATATGTGACTCTTCCATCATCCTCAAAAGTTATATAGACAATAGATTTTTTGAACGGACCCTGGCCACCGAAAAATTCTGGCGGAAATTTTTTTATCTACGTGTTATTTCGTTCGCGATTTGGGTTCGTTGTAGGTTAGGGACTTAGCGTTTTTTGAAACGGGGTTACGCGCCCCGCGCGCTAACACATAAGAACGCGAATTAACTGCTCAAACTGTGTCCCCCAAGAGTATTATAAACCCTCGGGGAGATTCTGTCAACTATCCACTAGTTTTAAAGTATGATGTTGCACCTCCTTCGATAACACTGTTTTGAGCATGTACTGCATGACCGCTATAGTTTTGTCCACGACGGTTAGTGTTAGTCCGCACTCCATTTGTGCGACTGAGGATTAACTCCGACTTCTTTGCTTTCCGAGTTGGTAACACTGTATAGGTAATCTCTCCACGGACTGAAGCAATTGCGAGATCGAGTTTAGTAGCAGATCCGAGTTCAGAAATACTCATGAGTGTTAGTTAGTGTTGTTGGAGTGAGTGTGACTTAGAGACTATGCGAAGGTGTAACCATTCACGAAATCTTTGGTGACTTTGTTGTCACGAATGAACCACTCATAATTCTTTTGAAAAACTCCATCAGTGAAAGAATCACAGAACTCGTTGATGATAGCGTTAAGACGTGATTTGGTTGTAGTTGTTTTCCACCCTCCATCAAAGATACGAACGAAGTCATCATGAATCTCTGCAATCTTGTTACCGTGAAGACGTACAATAGAGAGTGATTCCTCTTCATTGAAATGCACAGAAGTGTTCGCATTAGTCCAGTTTGTCTTGGATGTGATTGCGGTGTTCATCTGTGTTTCGATCTTACGCATGAGACTCGGAGAAGTGGTGTTCCTTTGACTCTCTTAATATACACGGATTCGGACTCCTTTCCATAACCCTTGTGCAGCTTA